GGTCGAGAGTGTGCCCTCGTCGCCGTTGATAAGCGCCGCCACCGTATTCGCGACTTCCGCCGCGTCGAGTAAGCCGAACTGGTCGAGCCAGTCCATATAGGGCGCGATCTCCGGATCCGCCTGCTTCGCGCAGGTATAAGCCATGCCGAGCATTGCTTCCATCGCGCCGTCCGGGAGTCCCGTTTCGGCATTCTGGAAGCTGGTCAGATCGCGGAACAGGTCACGCTTGAACTCTGAACGGTATAAAATTGGCGTAAGCGCCGAGCACCGGAAGGTGACTTCGACGCCGCCGATCTCCCTCGTAACTGTGGTCGCCATAATATCCTCCTTGTCTCTTCAGACTACGAGCTCGCGATGGACGGGGTCTGTACTGCGCTATACCAGTTCTCGTAGTTGGTCGCGTCTTCGCCGGCTTTCGCCTTGATGTAGGAACCGCCGCTGATGGAAGCCGGGATCGCCGTGATGGTCAGGGTCTCGGTTCTCGGGGTCGCGGTCGCTTCTTTCGTCTGGCTGCCGAACGCAGGACGGTTGCAGGTGCAGTAGTAGAGCACGTGTCTCGTGTTCTGCTTGTCGCCGGCGAACTGGCACATAAGCGCGAACGGCTTCGGCTGCGCGGTCGCATCTTCGACCAGCATGCCGTTGTCGTCTACGATCTCGCCCAGGATGTCCTTGTGGAAGTCGTCGATCACGCGAGCGACCTCGAAGTCGCCCTGGTAACCGCCGTTTCCGCCCGGAACCGCGTAGTAGATGATGTCGTCAGCGTAAAAGTTTTCGACTTCGTTGCCCTGTGCGTCGAGGCTCAAGTTGACAGCGCCCGGGAAAGCAACAGGAGTGCCGTAGACGATTTCGTTGTCCTCGTCGAACGTGATCGGCGCGTAGTAGCATTTCTGCAGGCCGAACTTGACTTTGTTTTCTGCCATTTTTAACTCCTTCTGATTTACTCGGACTCGTCTATGTATTCCTCAACGATGACCGAGGTGGTAAAAGTAACCTGGAACATCCGCTCGGAGTTGATCCATGCTTCGGTTCGGCTCCAGGGAAGGCCGGCGGCGTTGAGCGCACTCTTGACCGCCTGCTCCAGGTAAAAATCTTTGGTTTCTGTGTAGAGCTCGATCGTGAGCTCCGTGTCTTCTGCGTAGATCTGATCGTCGGCAGCGAAGCCGTCAGAACTGTCGAAATAGTAGCAGATGAACGGCGGCTGCTGCCAGGTATTGTTGGCGAACTGGTAGTACGTCGCCGGGAGCCCGATCGACTCGATCATGTTTGCGATCTGTTGATAGGTCATTTCTGCACCGCCTTCGTTATCTGCTCCTCGAACTCTTTGATGAGTTCTTCCTCAACCGGCGCGATGTGCGTCCGGCCTGGTGTGCGTCCGCCTCCGCGGTTAGCGTGTCCGTGCTCCAGAAGGTGCGGCAGTCCGGGGACGTTGCTGTATAGGATCACCGTCGACCCGTACCGCTCCTTCTCGAGCTTGGACGTCCAGCTCTTCCGGTATTTGCCGGATCCGCCGAAGATGGCAGACGCACTCTTCAGCGCTTTCACGCCGACCTTGCCGACCTTCTTCGTCACTTCGTCGATGTCTTTTTCGACTTCGTCTCCGTACTCTTCGAGCACCTGCGCGATCGCCTCGCCGATATTATTCGGAGTGACTTTCAGTGACGCCATTGGTGCCGCCTTTCCGCTCGCAGTAGAGCTCGATCTCGTCCGTCCGCTGCTGGTAGGTGCGGTACACCGCGTACGCCAGGCCGTTATACACGACCGTGCGCTCGCCCTGGTAGTCCGGGCCGAACATCGTGAACCGGAACTCCGGGTTGAGACCGTTGCGGCCGCCCTCGAAGAACTCCGTCCGCGTGACGCTGTCGACCTGGCAGTAGACCCGGCGCGAGGTCGGGACTGCGTGCCAGACGAGCAGGTCGTCCTGCTGCATCGTTTCTCCGACGAGCGTGATCACCTGTGATCTGTCCATCAGCTGTCCACCCCCAGCCAGTCGGTATATCCGGTCGCTTGCTGCATCTGTCCCTTCTGGGCTTCGTAGCTCGAGAGCAGCCGGTCATAATCGTCGGGCTGTCCGAACATCATCCGGACGTAGGTGATCACCGCCCGCTTGACCAGCGGATCGGTCACGTCGTCGTTGATCACGCCGGCGAGGCCGAGATCCGCGATCCCTGCGTCGATCAGATCCTGGAGTTCGCTGTCGAAGGCGTCAGTCGTGATACGCAGCGCGAGCTTTGTGCTTGCAAGCATGGTTGCCATGACTGCCTCCTTTGCAGGAAACGGGAGAAGGATGGCCCTCTCCCGTTTGCATTACGATGAACTACTCGGATTCGGTCGACGGCACGACACGCGCGAACGCGCCGCAGCGGACGATGTTCATGCCGACGAACTCGCGGCCGACGATCTTGACAAGGTCGGCTTCCGCCAGGGACAGGTCGTCATACTTGATGGTGACCATGTTGCCGTTCGGGAAGTTGGCATGAGCGCCGACGCCGAAGTCGCCGACGATGAGCCACGGATCTCCGTCAGCGTTGCCGATTTCTCCGAGGGTCGAGTCGAAGTATACCGGCAGGCCCATGAACGGATCCACCGCGTAGTCAGCGCCGTTTCTGGCGGCGATGAAGTCAGCGTAGGTCAGTTTGTTCATGACGATAACGGGGTTGTTGGCTTCGTCGGAAAGTTCGGAGACGCATTCTGCGACGATGCTGAGCAGGTCGGTGCCGTCGGATTCGACTTCAGCGACGGAAGCCGCAGAGCTGGTCGCGGTAGTCGGGGCAGCGGCGATGATGCCGAGCAGGACTTCCTGGGCCTTCTTCGCGATGCGATAGGTCAGCTCATCATATACGTAGTCGACGATGGTGTCGTTGAGGTCGACTGCTTCATCCGTGATTGTAATGAATTTCTTGATCGAAGCCGGAATGAGTGAAGCGACGCCGAGCGTCAGGGTCTCTTCGTCCGGAGCATCCGCGCCTTCACCGTGTACGGCAGCGTCGGATCCGAAGATCTCGAAGCCGATGTTCAGGTTGCCCGGGATGTAGGTCTTACGTACCAGGTTCATCAGGCCGAGCTTCTCCCACGCGGTGCGGATAGCGCCTTCGACGTAGGTCGGGACGGGGACGGTGCCCGGAGTCACGGTCTCGTTGACGGTCATCAGTTTTCTGCATTCTTCGTCACTGTTCGCGATCATGTCTTTCTTCCAGGCTTCCAGGTATTCTTTGCTGGATCTGAGTTCTTCGATGGTCATGGTTTTCTTTTCTCCTTTGTCTTCGATGAAGGTGCGGACGACGACTCCTTCGCCGTCGGCCACGGCTTTGCGGATCTCGGCTCTCGCCGCTTCCGCGTTCTTTCTGTTCTCGAGCTCGGCTTTGATGCCGCGGGCCTCTTCCGTCAGCGCGTCGAGGTCGACGCCTTCCGTCTCGGCCAGCTGCGCGATTTCCGCGCGTCTCGCTTCGAGCTCTTCGATGGTCATTTTTTCAAATTCCATTTGGTGCTCCTTAGTACTCTGTTAACAGTTTCAAGCGTTTGATTTTCTCCTGCCTGGCGCGCTCTTCTTCTTCGCGCTTCGCGAGCTCCTCGCGGATCTCTGCGATGACTCCCTCGCAGTATGACCTGGCAGATATGGTCGTCGCGTCGTTAGCCGGTAAGCTAACCGCGGAGACGTCGTATAGTTTTCCGATCTTCGTGATCGTCCGGAGGACTTCCTTGTCCTCACGATCGAGCCGGTCTTCCTCTACGGTGAAGCCGAAGCTCATCTTGTTCGTATAGCCGCCGTCGATCTCTTCGTAGAGCTGCCGGCCGATCTCGGTGCCGCCGAGGTTCGCTCGGATCCGGAGCCCGTGCTCGTCCGGCGTGACTTCCAGCGTGCCGTTCGAGATCCGTGCGAAGACGCGGCCGGCGTGGTCGTACTGCATGATCACGTCGCTCATGTCGGCTTCCTCGAAGGCTGCCGGATCCACCTGCTCGCGAAACGTGAAGTCGTCATCGCGCCAGAGCACGTAAGGCTGGTTGAATGTGGTCGCGTATCCTTCGACGATCTGGCCGTCTTCTTCCGAGCGGTGCTCGAACTCGGTCAGGTCGATCGAGCGGTACTGCCGGCCCTCTGCGATCTTTTCTTCGATGGTCTTATTCGTCGCCATTTTCGGCTCCTTCCTCCGTCGGCTCTTCGGCCGCCGGTTCGTTTACGTTGTAATATTCGCCGCGGATCGGCAGCTGGTCGCCGTACGGCTCCGGAAGCGGTGACAGGTTCCATATCTGACGGATCTCATTCCTGGTCATCAGTCCGCGATCTGCCATCTGTGCGGAAACCTGTAGCTTGTCGGCGTTCGACATGTACTGCAGCCGGTTCGCCGTCGCCGTCACGCGGTTGCCCTGCGACTGCTCGCGCAGCGTGAACAGCATCTTCGTCAGCACGTCGCTAAACTGGATAGCGAACGGCTCGATCGCGCCCTCGTAGAACGCCGCCCAGGCGTCGCCGAAGGCTTTGTTCTGCAGGACGTCCTCATTGATGCCGAAGTACTCAAACACGTTCGCTCGTATCGCACCCAGCTGGTCGGCGTCGACCACCCACGGCTTCGCCTGGATCTGCTGGATGTTCGAGTACGTGTTCGGGAACAGCAGGAGGCCGCCGCCCTTCGCGTCATCTCCG